CAGCCGCAGTAAGCTGCGGAATGGATTTAATCAGGCCGTCGACGAGCGACATGACAAGCTTTACGCCGGATTCGATGATTTTGGGGAAATTTTCAATAAGCGCGGTGATGAGATTTGTGATAAGCTTGGGAGCCACCTCAAGCAGCCTCGGGACGGCGTCAATGATTCCGTCCGCCAGAGCGAGGATGATCTCAAGCGCCGCATCTACCAAATTTCCGAGATTGCCAGGGTCGGTCAGCGTTTCAGCGATTTTGATGATTGCTTCTGTTGCCGCCGGGATCAATTCTGGAAGCGTCTCCGTAATGCCTTGTACCAGAGAGATAACAACATCTATACCGGTTTGAATGATTTCCGGCAGAAGCTCGACTATGGCCGGAACGAGAACCCCAATGGCTGTCGGCGCGATGTCTCCCAGCACGGTAAGGATCTCCGGGAGCGCGGACATGAGCCCGGTAACCAGATTCGACGCGCCCTCGATAAGCGAGGGCAGCGTGGAGCCGAGTATGGCCGGAAGCTGTGTGCTTACCGTTCCCATCAGCGCGGAAATCGCTTCCACAATGCGCGGCAAAAGCTCCTGAATGCGCGGAATCAGGTTGTTTCCTGCGACAACAATGGAATCCGTGAAGTTGCCCACGAGAGTTCCGAGATTCTGATCCGGGTCGGCGAGGCCGGTCACGAGGTTCTGCCACGCGGCTTTTACCATGCCGAACGAACCCTGAATCGTGGACGCAGCTTCTTTTGCGGTCGTGCCGGTGATGCCCATTTCAGTTTGTACGATGTGGATTGCCTGAACAATATCTGAATAGTTCGCCTCAAGATGCCCTTTTTCGTCGAGTGAAAAAACGGCGTCAAAGGTTTCATCAATTTCTTTTGCGTCGCTAAGAAGTCTGTACATTTCTTTGGCTGTACCGCCGTAACCGAGTTTCAGGTTATCGAGCATGGAATAGTTTTGTTTGGCAAAGCCCTGATATGCGTTTTGAATGGATTCCATGCTGGATCCCATTTTGTTTGCGTTATCAGCCATATCTGTAATAGCCAAGTCTGCCCGCTGTGCGGCGGCTTCGGTATCGCCTCCCATGCTTGAAACAAGAGCCGCTGCAAAACTCGTTACTGTCTCCATGTACTCGTTCGCGGAAAGTCCGGCAGTCTTAAAGGCGTTTTGCGCTCTGTACATGATAATATTTTGCGCTCTCGATAGGGAGGCCCATTTCATGCGAACATCGTCAACCGCTTCACCCGTTTGCGCTGCATACTCTTCGGCAGATCCCGCAGACGTTCCAAACAGCGTCTCCACGCCGCCGACGAGCTGCTCATAGTCTGCGTATGCCTGGACCGCCTTTGTGCCGATTGTGCCGATTGCCGTCGCCGCTGCGGTCACGCCGACAACCGCGGCCTTTCCGACAGTTGCAAGCCCGCTCTTTATTTTTTCGCCGAGGTCGGACGTTTTCTTTCCGGTTTCGTCAATGCCCTTGTTTACGTCGGTAACATCTGCGCCGATCTTTACGCAGAGTTCAAACAAATTCATTCTTTATGCACCCTCTTTCCCGCTCTGTATCCCATGATGTATACTTCTCGGGCGAAAGACACCGCCGCATATGCTGCGGTTCCCGGCTTTATGCTGTCCGGGCATGGGGTGGGGCGCTGATCGCGCCCCGCGTCTGCATCGCGAAAGCCCATTTCCCACGCTTTCAAAAAGTTCTTATTCATCGTGTGAAGGTACTTCTTCGCAGCTGCAAGATTTTTCGCAGGAATCCCCATGCAATCACCGCTTTCTGCGTTCAAGGGCTTCGCCCGTCGCAACCAGAACCGCGCCGCAGAAGCAGCCAACCGCAAAAATGATCGCGCCAATTACAATCTGCATACGAACACCCCCCCTCAGAAATTCTCAATAGACTGACCGGCCAACTCTTCCCACCATTTTCCCATGCTGATAATATGCGTTGGGTCAATTGCGGCGCGGCTGCCTCCGCCGCGTCCGGAACAATAGGACGCCACGCCTTCCAGCTCATTCCAAGCCCGCAAAACTGTCCCCATACCCGTTTTGCAGTTGTCGGAAAGAATACGCAGCGCAACCGCGTCTTTGGTATCATCCGCGTTTTCAGAAGCGTCCAGCGCGTATTTTGAAATCACGCGCAGCATGGTCGCGTTGCTCTCATACCGCTCCGCAAACGAATAGTAATCTTCCACGGTCAGCGCTCCCGATTTCAGAAGCTCCAATGCGTTCGCGTCGATCGCGTCCGGGTTCGCGAGGCTGTTTTTCTGAACGTCCTTTTCAAGCTCCTTGCGCAGTTCCTTGCACTTCGCGTCAAACTCCGGCCAGATTCTGGCCTCGGCAATCTTGAACGCCGCATTCGCCTTGTTCAGCTCAAGAGCCGCCGTCGCAATGCGAAGCCGCTTGTCTTCCTCGTTGTCGTTAGGCCTCCACGCCTTCGCGTCGGTGTCTGCCTGCCGTGCCTGTTCAAGGCTGCTATAAGCCTCAGCGTATTCGTCTCGGGCTGTCTTGAAAGCAGTGTCAAGCCGCCGTGCGTATGTGTTGTATCTGCTCATAATTTTCCTTTCTGCGTGTCCTCACGCCTGATAATTTCCTGTGCCTCTAATACTGTGTCACGGCTGTAGCCCTCTTCATAATCGAGTGGGTTCAGCGCGAGCGCCGCCGCTTTTTCTTCCGAACTCATAAAGCTTGCTTCTCCCAAAAATATAGGAAACATCAGAAACCGCATCTGAAATGCGACAGAATCAACGGGCGGAATATCGCCCTTCTGCGCAAGTCGGAAGCTGTTCAGCCGGTCAATGCGTGCTTTGATGTCGCTCATAAGATCGTCCCCATTTCGTATGCAAGAATCCTGTCGAGGTCTTCCAACCGGTTCCCAGACAGGACGCGTAAAAACGTGCCGTTATCCGAAATCAGATCGTCAATATTGCCGCGCTTTTCTTTGCCGTCCGGCGTCTGATATAGGAAAATCAGCTGCTTGCCGCGGCAGTCTTCCATGAATGTGCGGATGTGGTCAATGCGGGTTTTCAAACTGCTCATAGTGGGTCACTCTCCAATTCTTCCGGCAAATCCAGCCGTCCGGTTTCAATAGCTTCATCGAGCATCTGATAAAGTGACAGGCTCAACGGGTCTATACCCTCGATTGGGTGCGGATATAAGGCAATGCGCCTCCCGTCTGGCGTGTAAGCGCCATGTTCCCGCAGGTAGGTAAAGGCGTCCTGCTTCGTTCGGAACTCTTTTCCGCCCTCGACGATGAAGACTGTCTCATCTGCCGAGCGGTTCTTAAGATATTCCCGCAAAGCCGCAAGCCGCTGCTCAATAGTTGCCATCGGTTTCCTCCCTCCATTTTTCCAGCTCACGCAGCTGCTCCAGAATATCAGTCTGTTCACAGAGCTTCAAGCTATATTCCAGCACCGAGCGAGCGGCGGTAATACGTGCCTGCGCCTGTTCGCCTTTGTCCTCCATGATCTCCCGTAAGGTGGACAGCGCAGGGCTCAATGTCTGCTGTGCCTGCCGGGTCGCGTCGCGCACCATGTCCCCAAACGCCTGCTTATAGCGGTCTACGAACTCACTGTCCTGCATATAGCTGCGCAAGGTGCTTTCTGCAATTCCGGCCACCTTTGCCGCCTCTGCCCGTGTGCGGCTCACAAGAAGCGCTTGCAGTGCCTTTTCCTTTCGTGGTGTCAATTTCTCACTTCCTTCCGCGCTTCCAGCCGCCGAAAAGCGGTAAAAAGCGCTAAATATACGTTCTCAATGTCCGGCTGATCGTTGGATGTCTGAGCGCTTTCAGGGCAGTTGTGCGAAGCTTTGCGTCGACCGGCTTGTCGTACCAAAAAGCGTCGATCATGGCTTCCCTCAGATTCTCCGGCAGGCTTTGCAGGGATTCCTGTACAGCGTCTGCAAGCTCCTGCTGCTCGATACCCAAGAACGGGCGTTCGGCGCTTTCGTCCGGCACCAGAGATCCCAGCGTCCCGGCTTCCTCGCCGTCTTCGCCAACCGGCATATCGAGAGACAGGGCGGCACGCAACGGGTCTTCGGCTTCTCTCTTCGTCCGGCAGCCGCACGCCCTTGAAAAGCCATCGCGCAAGGTCAGTTCATAAACACCGACAAAGCCCATGCCCTTATACTGCTCCCACAGCCCGACCGCCCTCAGCATGGCAAGAAAGGCCTCCTGCATCAGGTCTTCGATGTCCTGCCCGCTCCTGTGCTCCAAAGCCGCAGCCCAGCGCCGCGCCTTCCGGTACGCATACCCGCGAACAGCCGCCCAGAGCGTCAGAACATCCAGTTCCCCATTCTGCACAGCCGCCGCTATGGCGTTGGTCTGTTCTGCACTGTGTGCTTGCAATTTTTGCCCTCCCGTGGTATCATGGATTTGTCAATCAATCGCCGCCACGGGAGCCGCCCACTTGGGCGGCTTTTCTCATACCCGGAAGCGCCGGGCAATCAGCTTTGCTGGTTCACGAACTCTTACAATGAAACTGCTTATATAAGTTCATCCAGTCCGCAAGCGTCATGCAAACAAGCCACTTTGCACGGTTTTTTCTCCAAAAGACAGCCGGTAAACCATCTTTGAATTTTTCGCTATCTCTCTGCGCCTGTTGAATCCACTCATAAAGCGCTTGCTTTTCTCCGCGCTTGCACTCAATATGTACGCCGTCAAGCCCTGTTAGATCGGGCGTACTGCCATAGCTCACGGCCTCGCCCGGCTGCACGGGGTATCCGTATTCCTGCAAGAGGCGGCAAAGCTCCAGCTCCCCGGCGCGGCCTTTCGCTTGTGATCTTTTCCCGCTCAGTTCGTTCACCCCCCTAATAGCACGTTTCAAAGAACCGGAGTTCTCGAATTTTTCCCGAAAAGAAGTGATTGATATTGTAGTCACAGCGCCGGTATCTCGTTGCAAAGTGCTTGTCGATCATAGCGCGGTATGCATCCGGGGAAACGTCTTCGATATATGCGCCCCTGTCCGTCTGCACGATATATGGCATATCTTGGCAAATCCGTACAATCTGGCTTGCCTTGATTGGTGGGTGCGGTTTTCCCATGTACTGCTCGTACCGCTCGAAGTAGTACCAGAATACGCTTAACGCATCATCTAGGCTGTAGCCACTTTGAGGGTATACGCTTGCGGCTATATCGGCGAACTTCTCAAAATCAAACGTCAAAATAACACCTCCGTCCTTGAAAACCCCGATAAGGAAAAGAAATATAATTCATTCTCTATGCAGGGGGTGGAACGGAACGCGATAGCGGCTCCGTTCCCTTATATCCCTTATATAGAAGAGGAATGATTTATCATTCCCTTTTACAGTAGTGCATCAAGCATATTGCATATTGCTTATTGCATATTGCTTATTGCATATTGCTTATTGCTTCTGTAATCTACCCTATAGGGGGGGTATAGGGGGGGTATAGGGGGGCTATCTATCCCCCCATCGCTTTTCTGCTCCGGCTCTCCCGCTCTCGACGGATTCTTGAAAGTCCCTCATGCTTTCGTCGATGTACGGACGAATTACACAAAATACGGTAAATGCGCCGGGGGTAAGCTGTGCCGGGTCGATTTCCTCACCGTCAAAATATGCAAATGCAGCCTTTAGACCTAATCCGGCGTCAGCGTCCGAAACTGAAGAAATAGCCGCCCTCTGATGGTAAAGCATTTTCCACCATGTCGCCCGCTTTTCTTTTTTCTTGTATGTCATTTGTTACGCCCTTTCCACGGCATCCGCCGCGCATAGAATTTCTTTCGCCCTGTGCCGCATGGAGCGGACAAAGCGCGCCTTTTCTTCCTCGTTTGCAGGAAGGTAATAGCCGGTCTGGTTGTCGCTCAGTATGGCCGCGCCCGCTCGTCTCTCGGCGGCAATCATAGCGCGGACGACTCGACCGTCAAGGCCGGTTATTCCCGCCAAATCTCGAAGCGGAACGGCGTTAGCCTGCCCGTAGCGCAGAAGATCAGCTATTTTCATTGGACAGGAACCTTTCCAGCTCGTCAAGGTTGATCAGCGTAAACGTATAGCTACCGTTTACGGGCTTGATCGTACCGTCTTTGACCCATCTGCGCAGCAGACGTTCGTTGATGTAAGTTCCGGGGTCTTGCGCCTTGATCTCTGCAACTGCTTTCGGAATAGTTCTAATTCGTACCATTGTAAACTCCTTTCAATTCAAAAAAATAAAAAGTGCCCACCGCTCACGCACTGTTACCATGCGTAAGTGATAGGCACAAAGGCACACGCAAAAAGGCAATTTCTCACCTTAAAGCTACTTCATTCAGTTTTCTTTATTGTATCACAAAATTGTATATTTTGCAAGCGTTATGCGTTCTTTTTATGAAAAATAGTTTCGCTTATACAGTCTGCTGTCTTGCGCTTTGCTTCGTCTATGGCGTGCGCGTATGTGTCAAGCGTCGTCGACACGTCAGAATGTCCCAACATTCCGGCCACGGTCAGCGCGTCCACGCCATTTGAAAGCAAAATAGAGGCGGCAGAGTGGCGGAAAAGATGCGGGTTAATGTGCGGCAGGTCATGGCGCTTGCAAAATTCATCAAGTTCGAGATTCACTGTTCCCGGATTCATCGGCGCACCGTCCCACCTTGTAAAAACAAGGTTGCTGTTTTTCCAAAGGTCGCCCAACTTCAACCGCTCTTCTGCTTGCCTTGCCCGCAATCTGCGTAAAAGCTCCGCCGTTTCTTTTGGTATCGCTACTTTGCGGCTATTTCCGGTCTTTGTCGTTCCACTTTGTATGCCGGTTTCAGGAAGATAGATCATGCTTTTGTCGATCAAAATTTCACGCCGGTCAAAGTCCACCTTCTCCCACGTCAAGGCGAGGGCTTCACCCCTGCGGCAGCCCGTTGAAATAAAAAGGGTTATCAATGCACGGAACGGCAGCGGTTCGGCTTCCAGCGCGGTCAGAACGGCTTTTAGCTGCTCCGGCTGCAATGTCTTACTTTCCCGAACGCGCTTTTTCTTTGGCAGCGTCACCCGCTCGGCGGGGTTGTATTTGATGATCATTTCTTTGTATGCCTGTCCGAGCACTGTAGAAATAATGGCGTGATAATCTCGAACTGTTCCGGGAGACAGTGCTTTCCCCTCACCTGTCAGCTTGAAAAGATCTTTGCGGTCTAATTTTTCCTCAATAATAGCGGCATTTTTGCGGCTGATTGGCTGGTTTTCGCATAGTCTACGAATCAAGTTCCCATAAACGCCGCATTTTTCCGCAAAAGCTTTGCGCGTCTCACCCTCAGGAATAAGCGCATTAAAGTCAACGGCAGGAAGCGCGAATACCTGCCACCGGCAGGCGCCAGGCTCTGAAAGCTTCTTGTAAAGATCATTCAAGGTCTTTGGTCGAATTTCTTGTATTGGTATTTGCCCTATGTATTCGTTGATTCGTTCGGTTTGCCGACGGACGCGGGCTAGCGTTTGCGGCTTGTCTCCGCGCTGCTCCCTGATAGTGTAGCAGTATGCGGCATACTCCGCGAATGTCTGCCTGTTGTCTGCTTGGAACCCGTTTATCAGGTCTTGTTCAAACTCGGTCGCTACTCGCTGTAACTCCCGGTTCAATTCTCTCGCGGACATAGGCTTTTCTGGTTTCCACGTCTTGTAGTGCCTGATTTGTCGATCGATGGAATCACGGCCGAGCGTGACCGTGATTTTGTACGCCGTGCCATGTTTCCCCTCGATTTTCCTGATACTCGCCATTGTTTAAGCTCCTTTCCTGTCTCGAATGTTCATCACCCCTTCCCATTTGCATTTCTTGCAAAACGTTATAACGCCGCTGCAAACAGCGTCAGGGGTTAATTTGTGAAGCTTCTGGCCGCAGACCGGGCAGCAATACCACAACTGTCCGTTTATCAACCTAACCACGCCGCCCTCTCCTTTCTTGGCGCACACTTGGCGCACAATTTCGGTAAATAGGCTGAAACAGGCTGTAGTTTTGGCGCACAGTTCAAGAGTAAAACGCCCAATTTTGCGTAGAAGCCCCAACGTTTTCGCGTGGTTGGTAAGAATATTGTATATTCTTTGGGCAAATATTACAACTCGCAACATTGCACAAATTTAATAACTATTTTTCTCTGTTTCAGCCTAATATGCCTGTTTTTGTTGCCGCTTTTGTTCCTTCTCTAGTTTCTTGGCGCACATTCTTGGCGCACAAGTTGAAAATTAGCGGCGTTTTCTACCGGGGTCTGCCCGAGCATACCACGCACGAGGAGGGTTATAATGCAAATCTGTTCGAGTGATGCGTTGTCGAGCATCTTCCTGATTTCGTCGCTTTTCTCACGGCGGCTTGCTTCCATTGCCTGCTTGCTGGTTTCCATATGGATTTTCCTTTCAATCATCGAATTTATACACAAAGCCTTCCGGCAGAAGGTTGACGATCTGACGGTATGGGATCACGCAATCCGGGAGCGGACAGGTGAAGCAGCTGGCGCTGTAGGGACAGACCGTGCGGGGCTTTCGATACCGGTACGTTGACTTGGGCTTCTTGCCGTTGGCTGCGGCGCGTAAGTAGCGGACATTTCTCTTTGTCACGCCGAGCCGCTGGGCAATCTCGCAGGTGCTGAGCCCCTGCCGGTACAGCCGCATGACCTCAGCCTGCTTGTTGGTCATGGCTTTTGATCTGCGGAACCCACACATTGCGAATGTGGGAGATTACCCGCAGGCTGTACTGTTGTGTGCGTGCATCGGCGTAGGGCTGTTTTGTGCGTATTGACTTAATGAGGCGCTTGCAGTCGGCTTTTGTCATTCCCTCCGGTGGAGTTATGTCCGGTACAGCAGCAGATTCCTCGAGCAACTTGTCCTGCATAAGAGCAACGAAAATGAAGTACGCATTTTCGTTAAGAGAAAGAATCTGACTGTACAGATTGTCTTTGATATCGCTCATTTTCAACCCCTCCCAATGCTGCGGCTTGTCTCCGTCGCATATTTCTGTTCTTTTTCAGCCTTTCGCTGCCGGATCATTTTCAGCAATTCCGCCCTCTCATCCGGCGTCAGTTCTGATATAGCAGTCTCAAATTCTTCGCGCAGCGGGTCTGTGCTGTTTTGATGATTGTCCATAATTGCCCTCCCGTTACGCTACAACAAATCTACGCGAAGTGGTCGAGCGGGTGAAGCGCTCGGCAAGCTCGGGCATTGCCTTCTTGAACGCCGTGCTGTCAAAGCGGCTGCTCGTCACGGTCTTCCATGTGATCTTGTAATCCGTGCCCGTTAGCGTGTCGGCGTCGATGGCGGTCATGTGCGCCTTGATGGCATCCTGCGCGGCTTCGATCTCGGCGGCGAGTTCGTCGGCCATGCGGCGCAGCTCTCGCAGCTCGTTGACCTTGCTCTGAATTTCTGTGTTGCTCATTTGTAAAGTCCCTTTCCTTTTTCGGCGGGGCGTGTTATACTGAACACGACCCCTTTTGTGGTTGCGTCCTGCTTGTGCTTCCTACGGCGTGCAGGGCGCTTTTTCTTTGTCTTGGGGAACTCCGGCGGCTGGGGGCTTTCAACTGATCTCGTGAGCCTTGCTGCACTTTGCTGTTCCTTCCCAACTCTTATAGACGTTCTTCACCCATCTTCTGCCGGTGTCTGAACTGTTTTCTTTTGTTCCCCTTGACTGGCTTTATTATATCACGCTATCGTTATATTTCAATTGGCAATTCATATAAAGATAGCGTTATATATTTGGCGTTTTTGCACAATTGCTATCGTTATATATATATGGTAAAATAAACAACACAAGGAGGTGACAGCATGACCGTATCAAAGGCACAGAAAGCGGCAACAGCGAAATATGAAGCGAAAACATACGACAAGGTGCTCGTTAGGCTCCCGCGAGGGAAGAAAGGCGAAATTGAATCGGCTGCAAAGACAGAAGGAAAAAGCGTAAACGGCTTTATCAGCGAGGCAATAGACGAAAAACTTCAACGGGTCGGAAACAACGGGGGCGTAATCGCAGAGTAAAAAGAGGGGTCTACCCCTCTTTTTTCAGATTGACAACGGCGGGAAACGCCGTATAATGAAAACATGGAGGGATGAAACAATGTTAGACGAAAAAGATTTACAGCAGGTCAAAGCGATTGCAGACGAGGCGCGGCGCGGGGCTGTGCATGATATGCAAGTGATCATCGAAAATACGATCATGCCGAGCCTCAAACTTCTGGCCGAAGGTCAAAAGACGATCTTGGAGACGATGACGCCGAAAACACGGGTTGACGAACTCGAGGACGAAATGCAGCTGTTAAAAGCTGTTATCCGGTCGCAGTCAGAGCGAATCGCGGCGCTTGAAAAGCGTCTTGCTTAATACGATGTTTTGCATATGCCGCTGTGAGGCCGTACAAGCCACACAGCGGCGTTTTTTATTCTCCCGCATAAACCGGAGCTGGTATATGGCTTCTGGCGGCGTGTGCGGCGTTATAACAGCCGCACAGCAAACGAACGTTCGTGTTTCTTCAAGGGTTCATCAGCGGAATTTCGCTGATGAACAGCAAAAGGAGCGGGAGGCCTTTCCCGCTCCTTTCGTCTATATTTAGGGCTAAGAACAGATGGTCAGCACGCCGCAGGTGCTTTAGCGGCGTACCTGCGCAGTACCTCGCGCAGGATTTTGCAAAGCTGCAAAGGGTAGGAAGCCCCGCACGCTTTGCCGACGGACACCGGGGCTTTCTCCCGGCTGGTAGCCTGTGTTCAACCTCCTTCTGTTATTTTAAGCTGCGGGTTTACGCCAGCGATACACCCCTTTGCAGAATTTCGCCGCGCAGCGGATCAAACAGCACCCGCGCCAGCGTCTGGCCGTCGACAACAAGATTCACCTGTGTCAGCCCGCTCGGCTGATTGTTGGCCAGCAGGCCATTCACAACGCCGACGGAAGACTTCGCCGCGCCGGACACAGAGAAGGACGTTGTGCCGAAGTTCATTTGATCCTCGATATCTTTCTGAACGCCGGTCATCTCGCGGTCGAAGCCCTGCCCAAGTCCCTCTGCCATATAGCCGCCGATTCTGGCAAATACTTTGGACGGGGACGAAATCTCGAGAATGCTTTCCACGCCACTGACCAGCCCATTCACGGCTTTTCCTACGCCAGTTTTTAGGCCGTTCCATGTATTTAGAATACCGTTTTTTATCCCGCTCACAATATTGCTGCCGATGCTGCCCCAGTCATAATTGAGGAACGTGTCGACGATCGACTTGATCAGTGTTGGCACGGCCTGAACGAGATCCGGGATCGCGCTGATAAGTCCCTCTATCAGAGCCAGGATGATTTGCGGCCCCGCCAAAATGATCTGTGGAAGATTGTCAAGAATCCCCTGCACGATTCCGATAATAAGCTTTGGTACAGCCGCAGTAAGCTGCGGAATGGATTTAATCAGGCCGTCGACGAGCGACATGACAAGCTTTACGCCGGATTCGATGATTTTGGGGAAATTTTCAATAAGCGCGGTGATGAGATTTGTGATAAGCTTGGGAGCCACCTCAAGCAGCCTCGGGACGGCGTCAATGATTCCGTCCGCCAGAGCGAGGATGATCTCAAGCGCCGCATCTACCAAATTTCCGAGATTGCCAGGGTCGGTCAGCGTTTCAGCGATTTTGATGATTGCTTCTGTTGCCGCCGGGATCAATTCTGGAAGCGTCTCCGTAATGCCTTGTACCAGAGAGATAACAACATCTATACCGGTTTGAATGATTTCCGGCAGAAGCTCGACTATGGCCGGAACGAGAACCCCAATGGCTGTCGGCGCGATGTCTCCCAGCACGGTAAGGATCTCCGGGAGCGCGGACATGAGCCCGGTAACCAGATTCGACGCGCCCTCGATAAGCGAGGGCAGCGTGGAGCCGAGTATGGCCGGAAGCTGTGTGCTTACCGTTCCCATCAGCGCGGAAATCGCTTCCACAATGCGCGGCAAAAGCTCCTGAATGCGCGGAATCAGGTTGTTTCCTGCGACAACAATGGAATCCGTGAAGTTGCCCACGAGAGTTCCGAGATTCTGATCCGGGTCGGCGAGGCCGGTCACGAGGTTCTGCCACGCGGCTTTTACCATGCCGAACGAACCCTGAATCGTGGACGCAGCTTCTTTTGCGGTCGTGCCGGTGATGCCCATTTCAGTTTGTACGATGTGGATTGCCTGAACAATATCTGAATAGTTCGCCTCAAGATGCCCTTTTTCGTCGAGTGAAAAAACGGCGTCAAAGGTTTCATCAATTTCTTTTGCGTCGCTAAGAAGTCTGTACATTTCTTTGGCTGTACCGCCGTAACCGAGTTTCAGGTTATCGAGCATGGAATAGTTTTGTTTGGCAAAGCCCTGATATGCGTTTTGAATGGATTCCATGCTGGATCCCATTTTGTTTGCGTTATCAGCCATATCTGTAATAGCCAAGTCTGCCCGCTGTGCGGCGGCTTCGGTATCGCCTCCCATGCTTGAAACAAGAGCCGCTGCAAAACTCGTTACTGTCTCCATGTACTCGTTCGCGGAAAGTCCGGCAGTCTTAAAGGCGTTTTGCGCTCTGTACATGATAATATTTTGCGCTCTCGATAGGGAGGCCCATTTCATGCGAACATCGTCAACCGCTTCACCCGTTTGCGCTGCATACTCTTCGGCAGATCCCGCAGACGTTCCAAACAGCGTCTCCACGCCGCCGACGAGCTGCTCATAGTCTGCGTATGCCTGGACCGCCTTTGTGCCGATTGTGCCGATTGCCGTCGCCGCTGCCGTCACGCCGACTACCGCAGCCTTGCCGACAGTAGCAAGGCCGTTTTTAATCTTCTCGCCGAGGCCGGATGTTTTCTTCCCGGTTTCGTCGATGCCCTTGTCTGCCTCGGACGTATCGGCGCCGATTTTTACAAAAAGTTCAAACAGATTCATCTTTGGATTTTTTCACCTTCAATCCGCACCGGCGTACAACGTCGGCGGTGATCTCCTCGCAGGTTCGGTTGTCCTGCGGCTTCGGGCTGATGATGTCGGTATACTTTGCCTGCACAAAGCTTCCGCCCGCGAATTTCGCTGTGTTTTCCGTGATCGTGCGCATACACTCCGCCGCATAAATGCGAAAGGCTGATTCCTCGTTCTGCCGCTTTATTAAAATCGGCAAAAGGCGAATCAGCCCTCCGGCGCTTATTTTTGGAGCTGCCAGAAGCGCAAGCGTTACGCTTTCGCCTCCGACGCGCACGATTTGAAAAAATCAGTGAGATCTTTGTCCTCTGCCAGTTCCCGGATCTGCCGCATTGTAACGAGAACGTTCTGCTCCAGGATCGCGTCAACTGTCACGCTGTTTACCACAGCCAGAATGCTGAACGCGTCTTCTCTATGCTTTTTCAGGATCAGCGGGATCCACTGGCCGATGCGCTGCACGCCGATTGCGTACCTCTCGCCGACTGTCTGCGGCTTTTCGTCGTCTGTCAGCTTTTTCAGGCTTCCCCTGAGTTCTTCGTCTGACACGATGTTCAGCGCGTATACGCTGATTTCGCAGAGGACATCTGCCGCCTTATCGGTGCTGAATTCTGAAAGTTTCATATCGGCCTCCTATCAGGTTTCTGCCGTACCGGCCTTGATGTACAGTTCATACGGCACGACATCCTGCTTTGAGATCGAATAATGCGCGGTGTATTCAAACGCCATCTGTCCCTTGCCCTTGTCGGCGGTTTTCAGCTGGAATCCGCCGGTAGAAAGCGCATTCATCATGCGGATCGCGATAAACCCGCCGTTATTCGCGCCGTTCTTGTCGGAGTAGTCCCCAACAATCCAAATGTCAGAAAAATCAGCACTGGACAGGTCTCGGCGCGGGACGACCTTGGTTGTGTCCGTGCCGTCGATGTCCGCCGCCGCCATCAGAGATTTTGCGGACGTGGTGGTTACCGTTACAAAAGTACCGGAGCACTTCACTTCTACATCATCCTGCCGCTTCAGCTCCATGGTGTTCTTTGGGCAGTTGTCCACGTCTTCGCCGAAGTCGGTATATGTGGGCGTCGCCGTGAGTGTAATGCCTCCGGTGGTAGCGCCCAGCTGATTTTCTGGTTCAAACGCACCGGTCGCCGGTGTGAAATCGCTCAGAATTACACCGGCGTTGATTTGCAGCTGCTTGAAGGTATCAGCAGGTATTTTTGTGAATTTCGCCATGAAATCAGTCCTTTCAGTTTGCGGTGATGTACTCGACTGTAATGTTCAAGTACCGCCGCTTGATATTTGCATCAGAATCGTCCCGGACGTTCTGACACCACGGAGATCCGCGCTTGATCCAGATTGCGCCGTCGTCACACGGCACAAACACGCCGCCCAAGCCGATAGCGTCCGAGATTTCCTGCGCTTTCGCGTTCGGTTCTGCTTCCTGCGTGGTGTAGTACCACAGATTTACTGTCAGGCCGATTTCTCCGCTGTCCCACGCGCCTGTGATCAGTTCATAGGTCAGCCACGGGAAAACGGCGTCGTCCGGCACGCTGGACGCGGGATAGGCCGTCAGGAATTGTGAGAACCACGCGTGCAATGCTTTGTCTTTTGTCATGTTGGCAGTGCTTTCTTTTCAGCAGTGAAGTATTTCAGGGCAAAGCTAGCGGACTTCGGCGTCTGTTTGTCCTTCGGCTCGGACGTGACGCGGTACGTCTCGCCGGTCGTCTTGTCGCGGAAGAAGTCGTTATAATCGATTGGTACGGCCTTTTGCACAAGCACCGAGTAAACGCTTGTCACGCCCTCTTTCTCCGCTCTGCGCGCCTCCATGGACGTGTCAAGCGCCTGATAGTTCATAAACTCCGCGCCATCCGTCCATGTGGTGATATATCCGCCCGCTCCATCCGGTGTTCGGCTTTTTTCGAGCAGCACGCACGGGCGGGCAAAATCATCAAGTAAGCTCATATCAGATCTTCCTCCACTGGTTCATGCGCGATTTGAACGTCGTCTGCCATGTCACGGCCCCGCTCGCGATCGTGCTTCCGCTTGATCCCTTCGAGTAGCTATAGCCGCCGAAGCTTTCCGAGGTAAACGGGCTTGCTGCCGCGTCCCCGTTTTTCTCCTGCCATGCTCTGATCTCAGCTTCGAGGGCTAGGACAGCGGAGGGGACGGCCATCGGCCAGACAGAGCCGTCAAAGGTCTCATCGGCCATCCCGTAATCCGGGTATTGGTGCACACCGTCATTAAAAACGGATCCTACAATCCGGAAGAATTGCCCTTCTTGCAGGAACGGCAGCGCAATGCTGCCGTTTTCTACTGTGTACGTTCCGCTGATCCGATCCGTTTCAAACCAGTTCCGCAGAACCCCGCACAATTCGGTAAGCATTGCGCTGCCGCCTCCTTACTTTGCCGTTACCGTGGCGTTGCCTGCCTTCTGCGCCTTATAGGTCGCGTCGGCCTCAACAACAGTGATCTTCTTGCCCGTTGCTGCCGTGACATCGGACTTGCCGTCCCACGTCGACCACGTTCTGACGTTCTGGCCGTAGGTGATAGTCTCAGCCGAATCGCCTACCTTGTACTTGTAGACGTTGCCGCTTGCTTCCTTCGCGGGCGTTACCGTGATCTTCGTGTTGCCGGTTGCGGTTCCGGCTGCCGAAGTAACGGTCAGCGTTCCGAGCGTCGGCGTTTCGTCGATATCCGCAACTGCGATGCCGTCCTGGTACTCCGCAAACAGGGTGAGCCCCATGATCGCAAAGGACTCGGAGACGGCGGTGGAATAATTGCCCTGCACGTGGAAGCCGACAAGGTTCGTTTCGCCATCAGTTCTGTAGTCAAGGCCGGCACGGGCGAAATCGCTGTCAGCCGGGTCGATATAGTACAGAACGATGTTTTCAACTGGCGTTGCGATCACGCGGCCGCGCTTGATCTCATCGTCGGACAGCAGGAAAACCGTGCTGTAGCCCATGAAATTCTTGATGTACTGGAATCCGAACTCGGTCTGAATGGTGATGTCTGCGCCACCGAGGTAATCGTACAGGTCCATCACGTTCACGAAGCCGACAACGTTGGTCGCGGTGCGGTGCATCTGCTTGAACTTGTTGATGACTGCGCCCTTCGCCATTGCAAGCGCGCGCTGCCAGTTGGTTTCGCTGACGGTCAGCAGGCCGGTATTCAGATAATCGTAGAAACGATTGGTGACATTGGTCTGCAGCTCATACAGGAACGCCTCGTCGGTCATTGCGACGGCAACGTCATAGCCGTATTCCTTGATCGCCTCGATGGAAACAGCCTTTGCGTACTTTTCGACGTTGATGTTCGCATAGTCCTTCTCGATGACAGTCGCTTTGGAGTAGGGAATCTCTTCGCCCTCGCCGACGCTCTGCGCGAGCGTCACGCTTGCAGTCTTGGATTTCAGGACGGTGCCCGGCTGCTTTTTGATGGGGCGCATAATGCCCAGAATGTCGCGCAGGTGCTGCCAGTTCCGCGCAAAGCGGGTTACAAAATCGATTTCACGAGCAGTTACCTGAACGTCGCTCGTCATGGTCAGGTTGTTTTTTGCTGCCATATTATTCTTCCTTTCCGAACAAATTGAGATTTGCGGCAATTGCTGCCTGCCGTTCAGACGCGTCCCTGATTTTGAAGATGTCGTCCCGGCTCATAGCGCCGCCGTTGTTTGCGGGCGGATCTTTGGTGTCCGCGCCCTTCTGTTTCGTGGTAACAACAAAATCTGCCCACTCTTCCTTGATGGACTTCTTCAAATCATCGGCGTTCTTGATCTTGCCGTCTTCCAATTCAACCGCAGAAAGATCGGTGACCTTCAAAACCGAATCAATTCGTTTTTCGCTGATACCCGCAGACTTCAAAAGTTCCCGATACGCGGATTCTTTCGCGCTCTTGGTTTCCTTCTGCATCTGCTCTCTTTTGTAGTCGTCAAATTCCTTTTTGACCTTATCGTGCTTATCCTTCCAGCCATCGTCACCTTTGGCTTTCAGGCTTTCAAGCTCCGCCTCTACTCCGGGGAGCTTTTCGGCGTCCGCCTTATACCGTGCAAGGTCGCTTTTCAGCCCGTCTACGGTATCGGTGTGCGCCTCAATGATCGTATCCATCTGCTCTTCTGTCAGCCCCATGCCCTTCAGGAGCTTGCGCGTCAGTGCCATGTTCTATCTTCCTTTCCCTTGTCGGCGGTGCTTTGCCGCGACAGAACAAAAAATGTGGCAACAGTCATTTCTTTGCTGTTACCACACTTATACCGTATATTTATGGCTCTGGGACGCAATCTTTATCCGTTTTTCATCTCATCTTCGACGATTTGCCGGTATTGCGCCGCATAGTTCGCCGCTGCGGGCTTCAGATACGGCTGTGCTTTATTGCCCGCCGTCCAGTGCCAGTTCCCCTTCGCGTCCTGATACGCCCACGGCGTAGGTCTCCCGCCCGGATAATACTTTCCGGTTCCGAGTTCGACGTATACGGCATATTCCGTGTCACTTCCGATGTATGCAGCCGGTTCCCCTTCATCTACGCGGTGCATGATGCTGTTCCTCAGATTGCCGGTGTCCACCGGGCAAAGCCGCTTCGCGTACTTTTCCGCCGTCATGCCGATCTTTTCTAGGGCGCGAATCAGCGCGTTTTTCATATTGTCCTTGATTTCCTCTGAGTTATCGATAAATTTAACGTCCATTTTTCTTTTTCCACCCTGCCCATTCAGCATAGCTCATGTTCGCAATCAGCTCATTCCGTCCGGTCGCCTGGTTCCTGGCGCGGCGCTTGCCTCCGGAGGTGTCAATTCCTTCAATCTCGGATACCAACGTGCAGCGGCAGTTATAGATTTCGGACGGTGGGCCGTTTGGGTCGCCTGGGTAGCGGCAGCCGTTGGAGAACTTTTTGTCGTTGTCTACGATCTCGCCGTCGAGCATGGCGTGGGAGTGGCGGGTTCTTCCGTCGAGCGTCGACATCCATTGTTTTCTGCACTTGATTCCCATTTTCTCAGCGGCATAATAGGAATCCAGCCGCCCGGCGTTCTGTGCGCCGGTGACGGCTGTGCGGGCCGTCCGGATGGCGCTGTCGCGGTTCATGGTGGTAATGCGGCTTTGCAGATCATCCGCCATGCCTTTGATGCTCCGGCCCTGCAAGATGGAGCTGGTGACACTGGCCGTGATCTGCTTTTTCCCGTATGCAAGATCTATCCCGCGATTAAGTGCCCGCTTTTCCGGATAGTACGGCATAAGCTCCGGCTGCTCGGAGATCAGGCGCTTCACGGTCTGTTCGTCCCAGATGTCGAAGCCGACAGCTCCGGTCACCTGCTCAATGGTGTACGCTGCGAAATTCCGGTTCAAACTGTAAATGCCCGGCGTTGCATCGTTGATATAGGCGATTGCGGTTGCGTTTGCATTCGTCATTCGCTCTGCGACTTTATCCCTTAGCGCTTCAAACCGCTTCCCGCGTCCAATCTGAGCAGCACGCCACAGCTTGTATTGATCCTCCGAGATCTCCCCGGCTTCCATGCGCGCCTTTTCCACCGCGTCACGCGCTGCAAATTTACCGAAGTAATCCCTGATCGTATCCGTCAGATCGTTATACGCTTCCCTGTATATCGCAGCAATCCGCTTTTCAAGCTTTGCGAGCTCTGCGTCGGTCATTTTCTGCCCGGCGGTGTTGCTTGTGCTCATACATTTCTATCCGCCTCGCCGAGCACGGCGCAGACGAGGGTTACGATGATTGCCTTGGTGTCCATGGCTATGTACCTTCTTCCGTGATCTTCTTCCACCCGTCCGGGTTAACGGATGGGTTCCAGACGTTGGCGGCGAGCAGGGATTCGTAGAGCTCGTCCTGCCACCAGCCTTTTTCGCCTTTGGAGAATGCAAGGCCGGCGGTGATGGTCTCGGGGATGATGCGGAAGCCCTGCTTGTATGCGATGTCTTCCCAGAGGGCCGGGGCGGCGTCCGGGGTGTTCTGGGCCGTGTCCCAGAGGTCGGAGGCGGCGCGCTTGATGGTGCCGCCCCAGTTGATGCGCGTGCCGGCTTTGACGAGGCTGCCGGAGCCGGTCAGGCGGGTGAAAAGCTCCGGCGCGAGACTCGCGTCGGCGTCAGTGAGACTGGCGGCGCTTTTGACGATATAGGGGCGCAGCGCCCGCGCCCGCTCGGTGTAGGTGCTCATGTTATTCCGCCTCCCCAAGTAAAATTTTCGCTGCTGTTTCTGCATCTGTGAGTGGTAGTGCCGCGCCCATTTCCTCATAGCTGCCCTCCGGCTCTGTGCCTTTCAGCGTGTAACCAGCGAGATGGAACACCATGTCAGAAAGCACCTGATGCTCAGTTCCTTCTTTATCCGTAATAATCACAGCCATCTTCGCGCAAAAGCCCTCGGCCTCGGTTTCCTTACACGGTACATAGCAACCGTTGCTGTGCAATCGGATGAGCACAATGTTGTCCGCATACCCGGCAAATGCGCCGTCCTGTTTTACTGCATACATGGCGTCCCTCCAAATTTCTCTTGATAGATTTTCTCTAATCGCTCTGTGCTTGCTGTTCTCAACCGATTTTTCCAGTAGCCGTTTTCGTGCCCCGGCCACTTGTCATCCGTAAAATCTTCACAGCAGCCGTTTTTTTCATACCATCGATACAGACCATTCAGCATTTTATGCCGCTCAACACCTTCCGGCGTGTTCGGCCTGAAATGTTCCCATCCGTTTTCCGACGTCGCAGCGCATATCCGTCTGCCGTCCGGCGCGAACAGGAACCCTTCAATTTCCGATACCGCAGTTCCGTACCGGAGATTAAATTCTCCATCGATGCCATGCCCACGGAACCGCTTATACACGATATACTCCATGCGCTTTTCCCTCATACGCAAAAGCCGGGCGCGAAGCCGAGGGAATAGTACGCGATGTTGATGTCGACTGTCCCGCCGGTGGTCACATCCACGAAAACGTTGGAGGAGATCGTAGACGGAGAACGGAGCCACCAAATAGCGGCTGCCGCCGTTCCGTTGTGCTTGTACTTGATTTTGCTGTTCCCGGCGGAATAATAGGCGTACTGCGCTTGCTTGCTCGCCTCGTTCGGGTTTGCCCTCGAAATACTCCCGAAAACCTCAAGCTCGGAGAGGAGGAAAAAGTAATCCGTCGTCGCTGTTACGTTGTTCGCCGATGGATTTCCGCCGCCGGTGTTGTCCGTGTACTTCGTCACGGATTTCAGCACGGCTCTGAGCGCTGCCGGGATGGCCGCAATGATCGTACTAGAGTAGCTTGATAGGCTTGTACCGCAAGTTCCTGTTCGCATATTTGACGATGCCCAACCGCCCAAGTTTGAGCTTCCGGTATTCATGACGAATCCGACACCGGTATTTTTGTAACTGCTGTAATAGCTGTCGCATAGCGCAACGTCCGTACCTCCGGATAGGGCGGTTTTTGCGAGTTGGAAATGGATGCGGTTTGCGCCCTCAACGCTCGCATTATGGTTGAATCCGATAATGAAAGCATACGTTGTGTAATTAGAGAGCGTCAGGGCCCCTACCGTTCCATCTAGTGTTACAGCTTTTCTGTCCCCGATGCTCCAATAGTTCGCGCCTTGTCCCGCGTCGGATATATTTTTTATTGTTTCCCAAGTATTGTTATTCAGTAACGGGTCTACAAAATTAAGCGACACCGCATAGCTGTCCGTGATAGATACGGATTTTGTGTCAGATGTTTTCCCGTCCAGCGTCGCGGATACGCTCCATGTGCCGATCTCCGGAACGATAAGCGTACAAACTCCGGTACTGTCAGATGTTCCGCTGATCGTTTTGGAGCCGTTCGTCGCCGTGACCGTCGCACCGGCAGATACTGTTACGATCAGCCGCAGAGCGATTCCGGTCTGAATCGTACCGATTACTGCGGCAAGCCCTTCGATGGTCTGTGCCGCAGGGGCTGTGCCTCCTTTGGCCTCCACTGCGTCATATGCCGCGCCGACTGCCGTGCTAATGCGGTCGATCTCTGCCTGTACGCTCATGTCGGCCTCCTTAAATCGCGGCGAGGGCGTTTTCGATGTCGTCCGTCAGGCTGACTGTGCCGCCGGAGGTATAGCCTGCAGGGATGTCTACGCTGGTCTGCGTGAGGCCGTCGATGGTCTTTGCAATCGCGCCGTTGTTTGCCATCGTGCCCTCGACTTTGCTGCCGTCTGCCAGCACGATAAACTTGCCGTCCAGCACGTCGGCGGCTCCGGCAGTCACGCCGGAAACGTCCTTGTATTTGTCCGGAATCGCGCCGACCTTGACCTTGCCGAGGACTTTGCCCTTTGTGGGCGTAATGTCCTGCGCGGCCTCGGCAGGCGTGGCGGACTTGGTTTCCAGCACGACGGATACCTTGCCCGCGCCGGAGTGCTTGCCCGCCGGGACGGTGTATTCCTGATTGCCGGCCGTCGCGTCCAGGACCTTTTCGACCGCGCCGTTGTCCGGCATGGTGCCAGCCTGCGTTACGCCGTCTGCATCGATAAAGACTTTATTCGCCAGCACGTCAGCGGGCGCGGCGGTCGTGGCGGAGACGTCCTGATAGTTTTCCGGGATCGCGCCGACGGTCACACCGGACAGGCCGTAATAGCCCTGATCGGGCGTGACGGCCTGCTGCTCCTTCGTCGGCGTTACCGACTTGGCTTGCAGCTGGTAGTTGCCGCCGCCTCCGACGCCCTTGACCGTTCCTGTGCCGTCGTGGTAGCCCTTCGGGACGGTATAGCTCTCGCCCTCCTTGACCTGCGCGTCGACCGCGCCGTTATTCTTGATGGCGGCGGCCTTGTCGGCCAGCGTGGGGAGCTTGTCCGTGCTCGCGGCGAGTCCGAGGCCGACGAGCCAGGTGCGCAGCTTGTTCCGCGCGGTCTGTAATCTTGTAATTTCAGTCTGTGTGCTCATAAAATCCTCTCCTTAAATCGTCGCGAGCAGCGCGTTGATGTTGCCGACCTCCGCAAACACAGCGGCGGAGGTGACAGGCTTGGTGTTGTCCTTCTCCACGATCTCCGCCGTATCAACGGAGAGCGTATTCGTTTCCGCGTCCAGCTTCAGGCCGGGGCCGATGTTGTAGCCGCCGCCGGAGCCGCCGCCAGCACGCACGGAAACGTTAAAGGAAACGTCGATCGGGTCGCGGTTCTTGAGTTCAAATTCAATGCCGCCCATCACAACACCGCCTTTGAAAGCGCGTGCGCAACGTCGATCTGCTTGATCTCCGAGCCAATCACGTCACCGCTCTTGAATTTCACGCGCACCTGCATCTGGCAGAGCTTCGGGAGCCGAAAGGTCTCCTGCTGGGTGAGGGGAATGTGGAACTTTCCGTCCGAGTATTCCGCGTCCCCCGGATAAATTTTTTTGAAATTGAATAAAGTGAACTCAACCGTCTTGACATCCGAAATATTGATGGGGGAACCGTTGTTTTTGATTGTAACATCGAGGCTGTATGCGTCACCCTGTACCATGTTGCTCATGCGTCTATTCCTCCATATCTTCCCGTGGAATATCGCTCTAATTCTTCCGCGCTTTTCCTCTTCAAAATGTTTGCGATTTCCTCCTGCGTAAGCCACGGCAGTTTGCTCAGAATCGTTTCGTCGTCAAGGTAGCTCGCGGCAAGCAGCACCATCTGCGTCTGCTCCAGCTGGTTCACGATCTTCGAGCGCGTAAATGTCGGATCATCGTCAATGCCGATCAGTGCAAAAAGCTGATACAGGAAATCACCGACGCAGTATTCGAATTCGTCGACCTTGTTGTCCATCTGCTGGTATGCCGCCGTGATCTCGGTCGCCGTCTTTTGCCCGCCCTGTATTTTCGTGGTATCCAGCATCTGAAAGTCCCTGTAAAGATCGTCGCTGAGTCTGCTCAGCAGCGCTTCCCGCGCCTCGACTGGAATCGTAAGCGTGTGGGCCTCCGCCTTTGCGCCGTCGTCGTCCACAAGGCCGACTCCGATCCGCCGCATAGTTTCTTTGAACCGCGCCATATCGATTTCGTCCATGCCGCCTGCGTTGGAGATCGTCCAGTAGATAATCGATGCGTCATCTACGGTATCCGCGAAACCGGATTTGATCAGATCGTAGCAGTCAATTGCCTCGCGTTGGCCAACAAGCTCGGACTGCCGGGCGCGATTGCCGTACATGGGGATGATCGGGAATCCGGGGTAATTCTGATACTCCAAGATTTCTGTTCCGTCCACCTCAGACGAGGCTTCGACGGAGATATAGCCGCGTTTCGGTGCTAAAATCTCCATCTCTTTCCCGCTCCTGCGGATGAATTGTGTGAATCCGTCCGGCTCGTACAGTGTCGCTCGCAGCGGCTTGTTCGCCGCTACCTGCCAGAACCGAATACCGGCGCGAAGCGATCCGTTTTCCTCATCCAGCAGCGGCACAAATTCTAGGGCCGTGAACACTTCCAAATGATCGAGGTTCCAGAAGCCATAGGCCACGCCGCCGACGAGCGCCGAGCGCGCCAGATCCTGAATCTGATTGTCAAATTTTTTGCCGAGCCGCTTCTTGTTCTCGGCGTTTTTCAGTATCACGCCGTTGCTTAGCAGATACTGTGTTTCCTGCCGCATGAAAATCGGAAAGAATGCGCTGCGGAGCTTGTAATTTGCGCTATAGTTGTCCGGGATGGCCTTCCCGGACAGCGTATAAAGCAGCTTCTGCACGGTAATGATGGTAACATTTCGGTGCTCGTCGTATTCCCGCGCAATCTTTGCCTGCTGGTACAGATCCGAGTTTTTATGATCGTTGATCGCCGCCAGAACAAATTCCATTCTGTCCCGATCCGATTTTTCGGCAACCTCTAAAAAATCCTGATATGTTTTCATCTTTTACCTCACCGCGCCAGCTCCGGCACAAATCTGTGTTCTTTGAAGTGCTTTTTCAAAACCGTCATCACCATGTACCTGATTTCGTCCATAGCGTGGTCGTTTTCCTTCACGACGCGGTCAGATTCTGCTTTTTCGTCCCACCTGTAAAGCCCGAATTCGCGGATGGCGTCTTTACAGCCCGCATGAATCTTGATTCTTCCATCACGCAGGAAGTCTGACGTTGTGCGGATCCCGTTCAAAACGTCGTTGTCCGCGTGCCGGACTTTAAATCCGCCCCTTCTGCGCAGCGCTTCAATGAACGATGCGGCAGACGGATCCACGACAACGGCCCTGATTGGCTTATCTCCTGCAAGCCGTTCTACCATGTCGCAGTATTCCTCATCTGTTTTCTGCTTCTTTTCCTCGCGGCCGCTGTAATAGATCTCCGCGATTCTGACTGCACATTTCTTCCCAACGCACCATAACCCGGCAGAAAACGGGTTCAGCGTGCCATAGTCTATAGATATATAATAATCTCCGGTGTCCGGGGTATCCTGCGTGATGCAGCCATCTCCAAACATCGGATATACCAGTCCTTCGGCGCGTACCCAGAGGCCGAGAATGTAGCGGTCGTAATAAACCGTCCCTTCGTATTCTTTTTTCAGATTTTCTTTAAAAGATTCCGGCAGGAACGGATTGTCGTCGATCGTATATGTCTGGCTGAAAATATCCGCGTTGCTATCGAGGAATTTTTTCAGCCAGTGGTCAGGATATTGCGGATTGAACGTCCCATCAAAACAGGAGTATTCCTTATCAAGACGGCTTTTTAGCAGTGCGAAGACTTCTTCCGACCAGTCCGCAACCTCGTCGCCGTAGCAATATTTAATCGACGCGCCGCGGATCTTTGACACCTGAGAAACCTTTTCCGCACCGAGGCAATAGCACTTTTCTCCGAAAATCCACGCCGTGTTGTCGCTGGAGATTGTTCCGACGAGCATATCGCCATACAGGTTCCGCATCGGCTCCAGCACATTTCGCTCAATCGTGGATTTTGTTACGCCGAGAATGACGGCCAGACCATCTTTCCCGATTCGCTCACGAATCCGGATCGGTATGATCCATCGAAAATCTAGGTAAGTCTTCCCGCTTCTGGTGGCTCCGCCCTTGAAATTCCATCGATGCGTCCCGTATTTTACAAATTCACGTTGTTTCGGACTTAACAGCATCTTGGAACTCCTTCAGCATCGAATCAAGCTTCTCCATTGTCGTCCTGTTGCGGTCGGAAGCAGCTGCGTAGCGTTTCATAAGGCTGTCACCGGCTTTCAGCCGGTCGGATAGAGATGCGTCCATGCCGAACTGGTCTTTGATCTCACCGCGCATGACCGCAGTGTAAAATTTCAGAATTTCGTTTGAATCCGCAACCTGCGCCGCTTCCTGTTCGTCCAGCCTGCGCTTTATATACGCAGAAATAGCTGGTTTTGATAGGTTTTCTGCCGCAATCACTCTGCATGATGTTTCTTTGTACCCGGCCTTTTTCGCTGCTTCTGTCGCGTTTCCGGATTTCAGATATTCTTCGCAGAATCGTCTCTGCTTCGGCGTAAGCTTTTCATCCGCCATCGCTGTAAAGCCCGGCCAGCAGCTTCACCACATCCGCAATCTGGTACGTTTCCAGCAGAGTGACGTTCTTCGGCTTTTCATCAGGTCGATATTCGTAAACCATGTATTTCGTCACCATCCTGTCATTTTTCGCGGAATAGATCTGCATTTGATTGATTTTTATTTTGATTCCGTTGTACAAGAGCGCTGTTTGCAGCTTGTGTGCAAGGGCGCGCAAACTCGCCATAGCCGCTCCTTTCTGCCTCATTCTTTCGTTCTCGTGTTCTCCGGTGTGAATAAATATATTTATTCACACCGGAGAACACGAGA